AAAACGCCGACGCCTACTAAAACGCCGACTCCAACTACAACTTTAACCCGAACAATTACGCCTAGTCGCCCAACAGCCGCCCCAGGAAAAGCCCCGCCCAGGTTAGGAAAATTCCAATACACCAGGTCGGCAAAAATTCCTAAAGGTCAATTTGTCCGGCGCCTACAATGGCGGCAAGGCCAAGTTTATAAACAAATAGATCTACAAACAGGTAAAACAAGAACGACAAAAAACCCTGTTGGATCCGGCGTATTACCTGGAACGACGCCCCAGGAATCGCTAAAAATAATTGGATTTCAAAAACGACCAGCTAAAAACCGATCGTTTGAAATGGGCAAAGTTAAAGGTTTTGTCGAAGGCCGGCGAAGAATATCTTTTGCCGTTAGTAAAAGAGGAAAATTCACATGAGAATGAAAAAACGACCAGGGCCGCCAGATATGCCGTTAAAAATGCGGATGACAAATAAAATACCACCAGGAAAAGCGAAAATAGATTCAAAACCTGTTCCGCCTAAATCTCGCCAGTTATATCGAACTGCCGCTAACGATGGTGGCGTGTTTATCGTTTCATCTAGAGATACAACCGGCCCAGGCAAACAAGATCCTGTTCAAATGCACCACGTATCAAAAAACGGAATTGAAACAGATTACGGATCTCATGTTTCAGTAAACGCCGCTAAACAATGGGGCCAGGCGAATAAAGTAACGCCAGTCCAATTCACTATGACGTCGATTGGCCCAACTCGAAATTTTGTTGAAAAAGGAACTGTTAGTTCAAGCGGAAAAATAAAAAAAGAAAAAGGTTTTTGGGAAGATCGAAAACGGAAATCTAGGTTTAACTAATGCGAGATAAAAGTGTTGGAATAGCCCTGGCCGTAATGATGATCTTCTTTGGCCTTATATGGGCGCAAACAAACGGGTTCAGCTCGCAACCCGTAGCGTCAAGTGATGTAACCGTTCAAGGCGCCGCTCCAACAGTTAACGACGATATAACCCGCGGTTACTTCCCTGGTTACGTCTGGATCGACCAGGCAGGCCCAGGGGCGTATATAGCAATTAGCACCGCCGCCGGATCCGCCGATTGGAACAAAATGGATTAGCAAAAAACTATTTACGCCTATTATTAATCAGCCCGACTCAGTTATTATCCATATATGACGATCCCAGCAATTCCGAATACAATAGATGTACTAAACGCCCTGGCGCCAGCTTGTTTCGTCATAAAATCAAGCGCCAGGGCGTTTTTCGTGCCACACACAGGCGTTTGCAACCAGCGATTGGTACTCAGCTACCAAAGCACATGGTAAACACTCTCTGATAATTCCAGATTGAGTGAAACTGAAACCAGGTAGGATATAAACCGCCCAGGCGCCGATAGGTAGAGCTAAAGCCCCCGAAGCCGCTTATATGCGGCATACAAGCCCAAGAATCCAGGACGATCGCCTGGTCGAACATACCGATCAACCCAAACAGTTTTTTCTTTTCTTTTCTTTTTGTAGGTTTTTCTTTTGTTTTCTTTATTTCCTGATTTTCGTAACAACGTGAAGAAGATCAGACGGGGCGAAAGAGGGACGATTTCGCCGTTCAATTTTGCGTAGCGACGGAATCCGTAATTGGTGTTTTACGTTCACACCAGGCGGGATGTTCTTGTTCCTGGGGATCGCAACAAGAACAATATTTACAATGCGTTATTTCTAATTCTTCACAGTTCCGACAAATCATTTTTTTTATTCCTTAACGTAATTAGATCCTGCCCTGGTGTTGGTTTGTGATCTGGCATCAATCACATTCCAACACCAGGCTTAACACCGAACAAGAGTAAAACTTATTTTATATTCGTTCTAACGCTAGTTTGTAAAATGTCCCACTTGTGAGTTATTATTGTTTTCGTGACGAAACAAGTACTAAGGAATCACAATATGCAATCTAAGTTAGAAATTGAACTAGACGAAGCCGAATTTAAAGCGATCGACGCCCTGGGCCGGTATAAATTCACAATGTTTGGATACTGGGCTGGTATCTGGGTTCACCTTAATAAATTATCCGATTCAAAACGACCAAATCCATTTAAGGGTTTTGTGGTTTTAGCGAAAGCTCAAGCCGAAAACAATAACACTAAAAAATGCGCGGACTTATCATGCGATTGTGATTTAAATGACTAAACCAATATCATTTCAACAGCGATCAATTTTAATAACTTGGGCGTATTCCCGCAAACTTGACACAAGTTGCGGGAATTGCTTTATCCGAATTATCGCCGCTAAACCAAAGCACACACAATGACTAAACCAACACCAACCCAACGCCGCCAGGAAGGGATCCGCCACGCTAGGCGCCAATTAAACGCCGGCGTGTCCCTGGTAAGGATCGCCAGGGATCTAAAAATTACTAGGCGGACTTTATACCGCTGGATCCACAACAAATAAAATAACGCCGCCAGGGAGGAATCAAAACCCTGACGGCGTTATTTTGCATAACTACCAGGCGTCTAGGAGTTGCCCTTAAATTATGACTATTCAATTATATCCAAATCGATTATTTCCAAATTTGGAATTACCTGATGATCCATCACCAAAACGATTAAGCCGTTACGGTGCATCTAAACCAACTCAGAACATCAGATATAAAACTACTTATTATCTGTCGAGCTGTCCGCATTGTTTAAACGGAACAATCCGCCTGGATTGGGAACCAGGCGTTAACGCTCATTCGCTAACGTGCCTAATGTGTGCCTGGACTTATAACCAGGATCCCCGATCGGTTACCTATCATGTTTAAAGAGGCATCGATCGAAAACTTAATCGGTACAGGCAATTTTCGGGATTCTGGATGCCAGTATTCCAAATCTTGTTTAAATTGCGTTTTGGAGTTTTGCCATTACGACGTATCCGCCGGTAAACAAAAACGAAACCGTTTATATAAGGAAATTATCGAATTAGATAAGTCGGGAATGTCGATTAAATATATAGCTCAACATTTCGAGAAAACTATTAAAGATATTCACAGAATCCGCCAATCCAGAGTTTACAAACGGATGGCCCAATGATTAAACGATTAAGAATTTACAAACCAACCAAAACAACCAGGCGGCGAAAAACGATCGTTTCCGTTGGGATCCCATGCCAGGAAATTAACTGTGTAACCGAAGCGACTTGTATGGCCGATATTGGTTTATTCGATAATACCTGGCGCTTTTGGAGCTGCGATTTACACGTTACAAAACTTGAAGATCTCGTTTCGGAATTGGAGTTATCACAATGAGATTTAACGGAAGTGATTATGACCATAAAAGAGATTCGGAACGATTAACTAATCAATACCAGCGAGTGTTTTTTTTAATGCAAGATGGACATTGGCGAACACTTAGACATATTGCCGATAGCACCGGCGATCCAGAGTCGAGTGTTTCTGCCCAACTCAGGCATATGCGAAAAGAACGTTTCGGAAATCACACCGTTGAAAAAAAACACGAAGGCGAAGGTTTATACCTATACAGAGTTCTCGTTCAAGAAAAACAGGCGGTAATGGAATTATGAAAACTGAATGTATTTTTTATTGGTGCATAAACAAAAAACCACACACACACACAAGGCAGGGATAAATTGCATGGTTTGGCTTTATTTGCCGGCGGTGGAGGACTTGAACTTGGACTCTCACTTGCGATCGGAACACATTACAAAACAGTCGCCTACGTTGAAAGGGAGTGCACGTCCGCTGCAGTCTTGGCAACGAACATGGAACGAAAATGGCTTCATCCGGCGCCTATCTGGGATGACGTTACAACCTTCACGGGCGATGTCGTTAGCCCACTCGTCGATAACATCGACATTGTTACAGCAGGATTCCCTTGCCAACCCTGGTCTGCAGCCGGAAACCGAAAAGGAATTAAAGACGATCGTTGGCTCTGGCCTATCATTTTCCGACTGGTTCGCGAGATACGACCCCGAAGCATCTTCTTGGAAAACGTCCCAGGCCTCCTTCATGGAGGAATTGAACACGTACTCGGAGACTTGGCCTCGGTCGGGTTCGATGCGGAATGGGCAAGTGTTCGAGCATCAGACGTTGGCGCGCCCCATCGTCGAGAACGGGTTTTTATCTTGGCCGACAGTCGACACAAACGACCGAAACCCAAAACCGGAAAATCATCGAACAGATACGAATTTCGATCCGAAAACGGGCAATATATCGAACGACCCTCGCCACGGGCTACCAGCGATCGCACAACATTGGGCGACACCAACGACTCAGGAAATTCCGCATTACGACATGGAGTTAACGGAAACGGGGCGCAGGACGAGCAAAGATGGAACGAGCAGCCACAGCATGAATTTGGAGGATTCGGCAAGAATATGGGCTACACCGGAAGCAAGAGATTGGAAGGGTCACACGATCACAGAAAATTACCCAGAGGGTTACAACCATGCACTTCCGAACGATGTGGCAATGTGGATGACCCCCACCGCCAGGGATTACAAAGATGGGGACGGTACAGCGAACGTGGAGACGAATGGTCTGCTTGGCCGCCAAGCCCCTCGGACAGCGATGCCTGGGAGCGAATCGACCAGCGACTCTATCCGGCGGTTGAATCCGAGGTTCGTGGAGTGGCTAATGGGATGGCCGGAGGGCTGGCTCGATCTGACCAACTCAGAATCCTCGGAAACGGAGTAGTTCCTCAACAGGCAGCATTAGCTTATACATTATTACGAAAGAGACTTAATCATTGATTGCGTTATACGCCAGAGTATCCACTAAAGATAAAAACCAGGATCCCCAATTACAGTTGGGGATCTTGCGCGCTTGGGCGGAACGACAGGGTAGAGATGATTATGTCGAATACGTCGATTATGCAAGCGGTAAAGATCTTAACCGCCCATCCTGGCGCCGTATGGTCGAAACCTGGCGAACCGGCGTAGTTGATACTGTCGCCGTTGTACGTCTGGACAGGGCGTTTCGATCTATTGTGAGTATGCACCACACGCTCGATGAGCTGTCTGGCCGTGGAATCCGGTTTGCCGCCGCTACCCAAGACTTAGACACCCAAACGCCAGCCGGTAAACTTTTACTAAACATTCTGGCGTCAATGGCGGAATTTGAACGGGATTTAATAATCGAACGAGTTAACGAAGGAATCGCCAACGCCAGAAAAAACGGCGTTCGCCTGGGCAGGCCTAAATCCAGGTTATCGTCTAACAGGGCAAATCGTTTACTCCAAAAACATTTCGGCGATTACCAGGCGGCCGCCGCCGCCGCTAAAGTTTCGGAATCAACGCTACGCCGGCGAATCCGAGAATCTGGCGGCCCAATCCTAAATGAATGATTGTCAAAAACCCAGGTCTATATTTGTTCTAAGCGATCGCAGTTCAAAACCTAAATGTCATAAACAGGTGATTTAAAATGATTGAAATAATCGCCCTAATTTATATTTTCGGAATCTTCTTAACATTCCCGATAATCAAAAACGCCGTTAGAGCTAAATTTGTTGAGGATCTACACTCAGGAAAAATAACACCGGCCCAGGCGCCGGCCGCCCTGGTGTTAGGTTACGCCGGATCCTCGTTATTCTGGCCGTTTATAGCGCCTGTACGGATTATCGAGCTGATACGGGAACGGAACGCCGGCCCAACCGTTTCCAAGACCAGCTCGAAGGCCGCCGCCAGGCGCAAGCGAAAACAACAGCGGAAATAAACATTCCTTCTAATTGTCCGCCTGGTTCCTCGACGAGCTGCCACAAAACAATAAGCGATAACGCCGTTGGTAATGGAACTCGCCTGGTGTATATCGCCCAGGCAAACAATCCAGCCGGAACGATTACTAAATAGCCCAACTCATAAAACAATAAAACGAAAACATTGTGGGGCCTAGTTAGTCCAGTTTCGTTAATAAATTGCCCGATCCCAGTTCCGATCGTCACGTTTTTTAGCTCAAGATCTTGAGCTACTTTTTTTGCATCCTGGAAAAGATCGACTCTAATTTGATTGTCCACTTGGATCCGCCCAGGATTTAACCGATCTAAATTACCCTGAGTAAAAGCCGCCGCCAGGAACACGCCAACAATAACCAGGAACATTCCAATTCGGTGGATCCCAAGGCGAAACAATGTAAACAAACCAGCCACAAATAATGGGAACCTGGCGACCGAAACACCGATAAGGATTGTTGAAAAAATCCAGGGCGTTATCCTGGCCGGTTTAGGTAACTCTGGAAGTATTAACCAAAACATTAAACCGACCTGGCCGACGATCGAAGCGTTTAAAGACCATAGACCAGGGCGAACAGATCCCCAGTTAGTTAAAGCTGCCACAACTTGTAAAGAAGATCCAACAAGTAACCCAGTCACAAAATCAAGGATCGACCAATTCCGGCGAACATCCACAACAATAACGACTAGCGATAAAACAACAGCTCCCATGACTATTGATTCGATTGGCCGGAACGGTGTTAGTAACGACGCCCATAAAATAAAGCCCAGGGTTGGAATATGGCGATTTTGAACAGCCACACACAACGCCCAGGCGATAATTATGAATCCAACTACCAGGGCGGAACTCTGGAACGTGCCTACGGCCAACAATGCGCCCAAAATCGCCGGTTTGGGTTTCAATCGGTATCCGGCGACCAAACACCGTCCGCCCATTCTTGTAAATGTTGTTTAGGCGGCAGTTGGTAAACCATACCTTTTGCTTTCCTGGTTGATATTAGACCAATAGCTTTAAGGCGCTTTCCTAATTCCCTGGAATCCATTGGATCTTTTGGTTTCTCAGGAATGTTCATTTCGTTTTGTAATGTCCGAACGAATGTTCCAGGCACGATCGTTTCGTATCCATTAGAAACTAACAACGGGATTATTTCCGTTATTAACTTAATATCGAAATCTTCCCAGGACATGCCAAGTTTTTGTTGTGCGCGCTGTTCTAGTAGGTTTCGTTTATTCATTTTCATAACGTCGGCCGGATCTGCAATAGCGCCGGTGTTATAAAACGGATAAACATCACCAATGCCAACCAGGTGTTGTACAAAACCTTTTCGGCCGTCTTTTCGATTGCCGATCAAACCATGTTTTCCGTTGGTATCTTTTATCCTCATTCGCACCGTATCGGCGCAACTTCTTAAGTGATAACCAACTTCGTAACATCGTGGATCTGTAACCATGCGGCACATAGCGTGTAGATCGGTTTGGGTTGATAAGGCGGAGTTAATAGCGTTGGGATCGTTAGACGTAAAAATGACGTTAGCGCCTCGTTTCCTGGTTTGCCGGAAAAACGCCATAAGTAATAACGAGCTGATAGCGTTCGTTCTGAACTTGGATAACACTTCCTGTACTTCGTCAATTAATACCGTTGCGTTGGTTAATTGATCCGGCATAGCTACAAGATCCGCCGGCGACATAGCTTTAGCTTCAGGAATTTTTAAACCAAAATCTTCTGGATAATAAAATATCGGCCGCCCTGCTTCCGCTTCCTGGATCCCGTAATAAGCCATAGCCGCCGATTTGCCGGATCCTCGATCACCAAACAATCCGAATACATAAGATTGAAGTAATGTTGGGATCCGCCCAGCCGGTAATTTTTTTCCGTTTGCTAGTTTTATTTCAGTAGTCAATTCACGTATCCATACATCTGTGCGACTCGATCAGCCGCCATTAGTGTTGCAATTAAACTAACTACGATCACACCGGCGAATAAACCTTGCTGGAACTTTTCGCCTGGATCTGATTCTCGATATTTTAATACTCTGGCGGCAGATCTTTCTTTAGCTTTTATTGACGCTACCCTGGTTCCCGTAACAGGCATTTTCCCTTTACCTTCCAGGGCCGACGGCGACGGTTTAATCCATAGATCCAACGGAATCGGATCATCGCCCAGGGCGTCAATAAATAACACTCTGGATCCGTTGTAAAACATTTTGTGAGAATCTGGCCATTTCATAACATCTTCGATCCACCATTTTTGATGATCTTCAATAACTAAGCCGGCGGAATCTTTACGATAAACAATTACCGTTTTGGTCGCCGCTGAATCTGCATACATAGCCGTTCCAACAGTAATAACACCAGCTACCAGGACAAACACTAATGGCGCTAACGACCACCCAACTATGCCGGCGGCGGTAGTTGAAATAAACAGCGCTAAACACGCGCCGATAACTCCAAACATAATCGCCATACTTTTCCGGCGTTTATAAGCCGTAACAATAAACGTAGGCCAGGGTATTAAATTGGTATCTGGATATAGCTTTAACTCAGTCAATAGGAACCACCGTTTCAATTACTGCCGGTAACATTTCCACCGCCGGCGGATCTATTGGCCCCTGGATAACCGTAAGAATAAAAAATGTTGCCCAGGCAGCGCCGGCAATAACGATCGAAATAATAACGCCGATCATAAGCCGCCCGACTACTACATCCCGCCCAGCTCCTTCCATCTTTGCTTGGGATGCCGCCTGGCGTTGATTCAAATTGGATAATTCTTTATATCTAGCTTCCTCGATTTGTTTGCCCTGGTATCCGTGCTCGACGCCGTAACTCATATTCATAGGCGTTGGATCGTTTTCTCTAACAACATAAATAACTTCTCTTGACCTGGCGGATTCTGTCGCCGTTTCACTTGGCCAGATCTTCCATACCCGACCCCACCGGCGGATTAGCGCTGTTCCTTCTTGTTCTACAAATCCGCCGCCCTTATCAGGCAACATTAGACCGCCTCGATTTTCTGCGTTGATTCGGTATACCTGGCGGCGTTTAGTGAATAGGTATAACGGCGTTCTAAATTGTTTTGTTCCTGGATCTTTTACATAAGTTAGGTAAAGCCAAAAAATTACGCCCAGGACTACAAACCCGCCTAAATATCCGTATGAAAATTCCATTTATGATCCTTCACTGAAACCGGAATCGTAACCTTTGTTTTTTCGGAAAAACGAACCTAGCTTTCGCCCAGGGTTTCCAAGCATCCCGCCGAGCACCGAAGTTTTACGTTCTAATCCTTTTCCGCCTACTGAATTTTGAACGAGCATAAAAGCGATTGCTAAATGTCCCTCATATTCCATATCGTCGATCGGTAACGATTCAATCTTTACCAGGCCGTCTGCTATTTGATTCGTTAAAGAGAACGTGAGATCCGTTTGGATCTCAGGCGGAATCGTTGTAGATCCAAGCAGGTGTAACAAGTTTTCACTAGCGCCAGGCGTTAATGCTTTATCGGCTTGGGTAATTTGGCTGTGTTCATCAGATCCACTATTACCAACTTGTGTATCTAATTGTTTTAGTACCGATATTCGTTGAGAACTAACATTTCTAGCCACGTATGGCCCCTTCCTCTACTTGTAGTGACTCCTTTACTTATAAGTACAGGGTAACTACTCGACATTACATCACTACATTTAGCGAGTATAACGAACACCTAGCCGGCGGCGTAAGATCAGAGTATGTCTCGATCCGTTACATTCGTTTTAATGGTTTTGGTTTTACTCGCAGTTTTTGCGGGAATCGCCTTGCCAGAAATTTATAGCCGCTTACTCGTAACTCAGGAAAGCGCCGTTGGTATCTCTGCTCCACTTGATCAGGCGATAACGGCATTGGCATATTTCCTGCCGGTCGGAGTGCTTGCGATTTTTGCATCTTTGCTAATTGCTAGGCGGCGATGATGAAAAAGGAAAAATTCGTTGACCAATTCTGGAACGATCATCGGCGTAGTTATCGCCGTTGCAATTCTTCTAGTATCACTTCCAATTCTGGAAGGCGCGCTAGTAGACGCTGGAAACACATCAGGGGCCAGCACGAACTTTACGACAGCCATCACGATCACCGAGCTTGTTCTTGGTTTTGTACCGATCGGATTGCTACTCTGGTTCTTGAACGAAAAACGCTCCAGGGGATAATCCCGGCGTTAAGTAGTCCGAATAAACCTGGTTGGATTTCAAGCCCAGTTTTGAGATCCAGCCAGGTTTATTTTGTTTTGAGATCTAAAAATTGATATTTCCAATTCTTTTATTAATTGCCGATATTTTCTTATGGTTTTTATTTACTGAAGCCGCTTTAATTGGCGATACCTTAGTTTCGATTGCGATGTTTGCCCTGGCGTTTAGTGGTTTTATTTGGGCAATTATGGAAGGCCTGGAACTGGCCGGATCTTATGGATCTAGCGATGAATAAAAAACGATTACAAATAATTGCAGGTTTAATAATCGGTTTAATAACCGTAATAACTACTATTGGAATATCGCCGCCGCCAGTTAGCGCCCAGGCATATCCAGCGCCGGATGTATTCACCAATTCCGCCAACTGTTTCCGCAACATCATTCAATCCGGCGATTTGTATTGCCTGGTTCGTTACGAGCTGCCAACGTTTACCACCGCTACACCACCGCCGGCGACGCCGGAAGCCTGGTGTAAGGAACTTGTGAACACCGATGGTTGCATCGCCGATCCAGTCGAACCAACCCAGGAAACATCGTTAGTAACCAACGCCGCATTTATTACGCTTTATAAGGATTGCGGCGCTCCACCGACGAATTGTTCAACTGGCGATATTCAATCCCAAGTAAGGATGCCGCGTATTAATCATTCGATTGGCGGCGTTTATATTTCAGACGCCTCAACGATAACCTGGGGCGATACCACCGTTAACGCTTGCGTAGAATCTAGCGATTTATTATTTTCGGTTCAATCGTCAGACTGTTTAACTGTCGCCTGGAATACCGCCGAAGATAACCAAACCGATCAACGAGATCAGCTTGGCCGAACTTTATTGGACGAGCTGCGAGCTGTTGAAACAAACCGTAATTTACCGTTCAACAGTTACGTAGCTAATTCTTATCTATCAACCGGCGCCAGGGTATTAGCCCTGGAAGCCTTATCGGTTATGGATCAAATTATCCCCGCTTACTTCCAGGCGGCGAGTGAAACCGCTTTGATCGTGCCATACGCCACGCCAGTTGGATCTCTAGCGTTACAGGTATCGATCGACGCTACCGCCGCCGCTACTGATATTCCGGCGGCGTTTGTAGATCTAGGCGACACCGTAGCCGGCGTTTCCGGCGGCGCTATGGCAACTGTATTTTTTGGAATCCTGGCGTCGTTATTTTTCTTTTGGGTTTATTCCCGAACCGGCGATTATGTTTTACCGGCTGCCGGATTTATTACGGTGGGAATGATCGGGATCTGGACGCGTGGCCCAACGGTTTCCGTTGTAGCCGTAGCCGCCGTTGTTATGTCGATGATTGCCGCTATGTTTATTCTCAGGAAGATTAGCGCCTAATGACTTATAAAATTTCTGCGATGATGTTTGTTTTATGGGGTATGTTGGCGATGGTTACTGCCGTTGTAACTCTTGAACAAGAACAAGCCGACGTTGGTGGATCTGCCGCCGCTTTTCAAGCCCTGGCGAACACTTCTGCAAATCCCGATAACGTAAGCATTAACCAGGGAACCGTCGGCGGATCTACAAATCCGGTGGATGGTGTTTGGGAATTTGTAAAACAGGGCGCCGGATGGGTTACATATATGGCGTCTGCGATGATGTTGCAATCTCCGATATGGGAAGGTTGGACGCAACCTATCCGTTATGGAATTATGCTGATTTCTATTCCGTTTTTATTCCTGGTTACAGTCACGATCGGATCCGCCGCAACTAACTTCCTGGGCGGCATATTTGGCAGAGTGACACCGTGAACAGGATTAAACGATTTGCCAGGACTAAATACTGGCCGGCCCTGGCGTTATTTATTGCAGCTCTAACTATTTTTATTGCGGATGGTGCTCGCCCTGGTTGTACCGCTTGGGCCGCCGATCGACTGCCTAGTGACTATTGTTATCAGATGGACGTTTCGATCAGCTATACGGCGACGCCAGGATCTTCAGCGCTTGAAAATTACGCTTACCGATTTCCGGTTAACGCATCGGGAATGACCACCGCCGGCCAGATAAATAAACAAGCCTGGGACATTTTGCCGATACTGGGGTCGTTATCGAACGAAGTTGATTTGGTAACGCAGGATCTAACCTCAACGTCGGCGGGATGGTGGATCCAGCTTCCAGAACTAGCACGTAACCAAACCAAAACCACACGCTTATATATGGGCAGTAACGAACAACGCCGGAACCAGGGAATTTTATTTACCGGCGCCGATACCCTGGCGGCGACAGATGCGGCGCCGATGGATATTACAAATAACTTAACTTTGGAAGTTGAGTTAGAACTATTAAATTCTGACGTCCAGGACGCAACCCTGGCCGAACATTACAGTTCTAATAATGGCTACCAACTATCGTTAGTTGACGATCTAGGCGTAATGAAAGTTCGCGCCAAAGCAGATTCAAACACTTGCGATATTGCCTGGGATGCGAGCTGGACTAATTCCAATCAATTATTCGCTATGCGATTTGTAGCGGATCCAGGGAACGATCTATTCCTAGATCGAAACGGCGTAAACGTGGCCGCCTGTGATACTGATTTACCCGCCATAACAAACCCTTCTGGATCTCCCGATTTTAAATCTGGAACCAACTTAGATAACGGAATAATCCGCCAGGTTCGTTTATTAGATGCAACAACTGTTAACGCTCATTGGGGATTCCAGGGCCAGGACATGGCCGAAACATCCTGGGTAGATCCAACGGCGATTGGAACTGTTCAAGATTACAGTCCTAATAACTTGGATTTTACTTACACATTCAACCGATCCCAAACCGGCATTTCCATAATTGTTGGAGCTGTCGGCGCTGTTTCAACTTCCGCCGAAATAACGATTCCATCCTCAGAAATTTCTATTTTAGGTAATGGGTTCGGCGGCGATATTGCGTACACGCCGCCGGAAACCGAATCCGGCATTTTGTACACGTTATTCGTTAAGCAGATTGCAAACAGCACCGGCGCAATTCCTTCGCAAATGGGTTATGCAATCGCCCTGGGCGGATTAGGAATGTTCTTGGCGGTATTTGTATTTATGAAAACAGGGTTTACGCCTATCGCCCTGGCCGTTGGTGGAGTGCCGCCGGCGATCGGGATGTTAAACGGCTGGATCCCAACTTGGTGGATGTTGCTATGGGCGATATTGATTGTGGCTAGTTGGTTCAGTATTAGACACCAGGAGCAAGCCTAATTATGGGATTTGTAACGAATGATTATTATTTCGATTCTGGCGACGGTGATAAAGTTCCTAGTATTAAGCCTAGTGAAACCGCTGTTAGCCCTGTCGGTAATAATCGGAATTGGATATTGGTTTTTGCGTTAATAGTGGCCGGTGGATCCGGCTGGATAATTGGAACTTTGACATGCCCGCTTTAATAAGCCAGCCAAATAGAATTACGGGAACTGTTGCCCTAGTGTTATCTGTATTGGCAATACTCCTAGCAGTAAGTATCCAGAACACCGAATGTGCTTCTGCTTCGTCTGGATCCTGCCCTGTCGGTGACACCGAAACATTCGCTTCCGGCATTTCCATTAATACCGATCTAACCACAAACGATAGTGTGATTAGTGGTGACACCGCCGCCAATTTATTTTTCGCTGATTCCTCAACTGATCGAATTGGAATCGGATTAAACACTCCAACAGAATTATTAGATGTTGCCGGTAATGTCGCTATAACAGGCGGCGGAACTTTAACCCTGGCGAATGATTTGGATGTGGTTCACGGCGGAACCGGCGTAGGCACGTTTACGGATGCCGGAGTGCTCATTGGTAACGGAACCGGCAACCTGGCCGTTACAACGGCGGGAACGGCCGGCCAGTATCTAACATCTAACGGCCCTGGCGTAGATCCTACTTTCCAAACCCCTGGCGGCGGCGGAATTGATAACTGGGATTGGTGGCGGCTAACAGTAAATTATTCCAATTCCGGCGAACAAGTGATAGATGCAAACCTAGAACGAGTAGACACCAACGGTTTTTCCGTTCTGGGATCCGGTATGACTCAAACCGCCGGCGAATTTACGTTTCCGGCAACTGGGTACTGGGCGGTTTCTTACACTTGGATGGGTAATACTTACGGCGTCGGAAATAGCAAATCGTTTCCGCGTATTTGGTACACCGACGACGGCTGGGCGACTAATTCCCAAGTTACCGATACGAGTTTGGCGCTAGATGATGGTTTTTCTGAGTCTGGAACCGTATTAGCTTATTTTTATATAACCGATACAACCCAACAAGAAATAAGATTTACATCTAAAGTTGATAGCAACACCGGCAGTACATACGGCGATACAGATAAAACAAAAACAGGTTTTCAATTTGTTCGATTTGCAGAAGAATAGGAAAATTTTATGATTTTTAAAACACTTACGATTTTGGGAATGTTTGCGATCGCCGGCGCTATTTTGTTTATCAACCAAACATCAGTAACGGCCGATGAGGAACAGCTCAACGATTCCGACAATCTAATAACAGCTTTAGCGGCGTTACATCCTGGCCAATGGTTTGGTTTTAAGGACGGGATCCAGGTATACGAAAATATCGAAGTTTACGATCCTCAGTATTCACTTCCGACTAAATCAGAACTAAGCGATTTACTCAACGAAATAATTGAGGAACGAAACACCAGGGCAATTAACGACATGGTGCTCGACGGTGAACGCCAGGCGATCGAAAGCCGGCTTAAGGATGGAACGTATAGCGATTCCGACATAGTGCGTTATCTAAGGATCTTAGGCGACTTCTAAAATGCCCCTTAACAATATGCTTATAAAACATCCTGGCGGAACTGGATCTGTCATAGTTGGTGGCGCCTCGGCGCCAAGCATAATTAAACGAGCAGAGGAACGAGCACGTAAGGCGGAACAAGTACGCCGGTTAAGGGCGATCGTAGCCGCCAGGCGCCGCCAGCAACAGATTATTAGCGCTAGCGGTGGAACAGCGGCGCCGGCTCCCAAGCCACGCCCAGCAGCAGCTAAACCAACCGCAATTCCAAAACCGGCGCCTGGACGAGATATTAAAAGTTCAATTAGAACAGTTAAAACATTAGCGCCTTTTATTGTTCCTGGCGGCGCTGGTCGAACTGCTATTAAACCGGCCGCTAAACAAGTATCAACAAAACTAAGCCCGACATTAGAACGACAATTACGATCTGCGATTGTTTCTGGCCGCCGAACTTATCGAACGACCCCAAAAATTAGTACAACTACCAAACGTGTATTAACCACCGCTCAAAAACGCCGAAATAAACAATTATTAGCAGCTGCTAAACGCCGAAATTTACAGGCAATCGCAATAAATAAAAAAATTGCCGCCAAACTAAAAATAAGAACTCGCCAAATCCAATCCGCAAAACTGGCGACTCAGAAAATGTCCGCAGCTCAAACCGCCACTAAAGCAGCTAAGTTAAAAGTAATTCTTCCAGCCGTAGCAGGTGCAGCTATAACCGCCGGAACTTTAAAACAACCTGCCAAACTTCCGGCGCCTGGACTACTGCCAACAGTAAAAACACCGCCAGTAACTAAACCTGGCGGTGGCCAACTTACACCGAAACCACAGCCGGTTAAGCCAGTAAAAACACCGCCAGTAATTAAACCTGGCGATGGCCAACTTACACCGAAACCACAGCCGGTTAAGCCAGTAAAAACACCGGCTCCAACCAGGACACCAGCGCCAGTTAAGACGCCGACTCCAACTAAAACACCAGCACCGGCGGATCCAGGGCCAGCACCGTTTCCAGGATTTAAACCGGCTCCAACTAAAACACCGGCTCCAACCAAAACACCGGCGCCAGGTAAGACGCCGACGCCCACCAGGACACCGACGCCCACTAGGACACCGACGCCCACCAGGACACCGACGCCCACCAGGACACCAACGCCCACTAAAACGCCGGCGCCTACCAAAACAGTAACCCCAGTAATAACACCGGCGCTAGTGAAAACTCCAACGCCAGTTATGACACCGACGCCAGTTAAGACGCCGGCGCCGGTTCAAACTAAAACGCCAGTTAAGACGCCGGTTCAAACTAAAACGCCTACCGCCGTAAAAACGCCGACGCCTACTAAAACGCCGACTCCAACTACAACTTTAACCCGAACAATTACGCCTAGTCGCCCAACAGCCGCCCCAGGAAAAGCCCCGCCCAGGTTAGGAAAATTCCAATACACC